TTCAACCGTATGAATTTATTTCTAAAAACAATCTTTCGTTTTTTCAAGGCAACGTAATTAAATACGTTTGTCGTTATCAACGAAAAGGAGGTGTTGAAGATCTAAAAAAGATAGTGCACTATTGTCAATTAGAAATGTTGAAAATGAAAGATGCAAAGAAAACTTAAAGTATTAGATTTATTTTCTGGCATAGGAGGATTTGCATTAGGTTTAGACTCTACAGGAATATTTGAGACTGTAAAATTTGTAGAGAAAGATAAATACTGTAAGAAAGTTTTACAAAAAAACTTTCCTAACATACCGATTGAGGAGGATATAAAAGATGTCAAAGGAAAAGAAGGAGACGCAGATGTCATTGTGGGAGGATTCCCCTGCCAACCAATGTCAGTCGCAGGTAAAAGAAAAGGAACAGATGACGACCGCTATCTCTGGCCAGAAATGTTTAGACTCATTAGGGAGATCAAACCCCAATTCGTTATTGGGGAGAATGTGCAAGGAATTATTAACATCCAAAACGGCATGGTACTCAGACAGGTGCAAGACGACTTGGAAAGTGAAGGTTTCGAAGTCCAATGTTTCCTTATTCCAGCTTCAGGCATCGGTGCTTGGCACCAGAGGTACAGAGTCTGGATTGTGGGCCACTCCGAACACAATGGATCACTTGCCTCCAAGATCGAAAGAAGGGACACTGAAACTACAACAAGGACACAGGAAAGGCAGATCACGACCCGCGAACCTGCGAGAACAAGTGGATCCAGAGACAATGAAGATGTATCCAACACCGACACAAGACTCAGCATCGGAGAGAACAAAAAAATACAAGCAAGGGGGAACTCCATTGCCTGTAGCAGTTCAAGAGGAGGAGAAGAGAATGTATCCAACACCGAGATCATCAGGACAGGAGAACCCAGAAACATTGATCAAAAGAAAGGGAATCAAAGCAGCAGTTCAACACAATCTGACGGCAGCAGTGAAATTAAATTCTCTAGAGAAAATGTGGAGAACTCCGACAGCGGAGGGGGACGCAGGGAAAAGAGGTTTAGGCAAGATGACATCACTAGAAGCTCAGAAGAAAAACAGAACCATAACCCTAACGAGACAAGCAAGGGACGTGGAACAAGGAACTTTAAAATCACCAACGATGTATCCAACACCGACAGTGGATTGCGAAGAGGGAGGAGAACAATCGAACAGAGTGGAGAGAACAAAGTCTGGAGGTTTTATTCTGAGAAAGAAGAACAAACCAGAGTCGACATTCGGAGCGAAACTATCGGACGCGATGTTGTATCTGGAGAAAGAAATGAGAGCGAAGAAACAATCATTTCCAACACCAACGGCATTCGATTCGAACGAGATAAACAAACCAAGAAAATCACATCCAGGGGGAGGACAGAAACCTCCTTTAAATCAAGTAGTTCAAATGTATTACAGTCCAACAACGAACGACAGCAAGAATCTAACACTTCCAAAGAGTCAGAAAGACAGACACTCAGTAGTGGGGAACATGTTGCAAATAAAACAAAACAAACCTGGTGGCAAATTGAATCCAAACTTTGTGGAGTTCCTAATGGGATTTCCTATGGATTGGACAAAGACAGAGCAAGTAGAATTAAAACCCTTGGGAACGCGATCGTCCCACAAATTGCGAGAGAATTAGGATTAGCTATAAAAAAGGTAATGAATGAAGATACCAATATTTGAAGCACAGACAGAGTGGATTGAGCCAGAAGAATATCCAGATCTTAGATCTTATGATGAGATCGCAATCGACTTAGAAACAAGAGATCCTGAACTTAAAACAAGAGGATCAGGTTCTGTTATTGGTTTAGGTGAGGTGGTTGGTATCGCTGTTGCTGTGCCAGGTCGTAAATTTTATTTTCCTATTGCTCATGGCTCTGGACCAAACATGGATAGAAAGAAAACTTTAGAATGGTTCAAAGATATTTGTGCATCTAATGCTACAAAAATATTTCATAATGCAATGTATGACGTATGTTGGATACGAAAATTAGGTATAAAAATCAATGGTTTAGTGGTAGATACAATGATAGCTGCCAGTCTCATAGATGAAAATAGATTTAAATATGATTTAAATAGTTTGTCTTGGGATTATCTTGGTTTTGGTAAGTCTGAGGTTGCATTGAACGAAGCTGCAAAGTCAAGAGGCTTAGATCCTAAAGCAGATCTATGGCAATTACCTGCAATGGAAGTTGGAGCATACGCAGAGAAAGATGCAGAACTAACATTAGAACTATGGCAAGTTTTTAAAAAAGAAATTATTTATCAAGATGTAGAATCTATTTTCAATTTGGAAACAGATCTTTTTCCTTGTTTGGTCGACATGAGATTTCTTGGGGTGAGAGTGGACGTTGAAAGAGCTCATAAATTGAAGCAAGACCTACAATACCAAGAAAACCTATTACTGTCACAAATAAAAAAAGAAAGTAACATAGAAGTTCAAATATGGGCAGCAAGATCGATTGCCAAAGTTTTTGACAAATTAAAATTGCCTTATGATAGAACTGTAAAAACACAAGCACCTTCCTTTACAAAAAATTTTTTACAAGAACATCCACATCCTGTAGTAAAACAAATAGCACAAGCTAGAGAAATTAATAAAGCTCACACTACATTTATTGATACCATAATTAAATACGAACATAAAGAGAGAATACATGCGGAGATAAATCAGATTAGATCCGATGCAGGTGGCACAGTTACTGGTAGATTTAGTTACAATAATCCAAACCTACAGCAACTACCTGCAAGAAATAAGGATCTAGGACCTATGATAAGATCTTTGTTCTTACCAGAGGAGGGATGTCATTGGGGTTGTTTTGATTATTCACAACAAGAACCTAGACTCGTTGTGCATTACGCAGCTCTCCATAAATTTCCAACTGTCTACGATGTAATCGATGCATATGAAACAGATTCATCAACAGACTTTCATCAGACCGTAGCAGACATGGCAAAGATACCTAGATCTCAAGCTAAAGTAATTAATCTTGGTTTATTTTACGGAATGGGTAAAGCAAAGTTACAAGCAGAATTAGGAGTATCAAAAGACAAAGCAGCAGAATTGTTTGACCAATACCATGCGAAAGTTCCCTTTGTTAAACAATTAATGAACTCGGCCTCTAATCGCGCACAGGAACGTGGACAGATACGTACACTTCTTGGTCGGTTATGCCGATTTCATTTATGGGAACCAAACCAGTTTGGTATGCACAAAGCCATGATACACGAAGATGCGCTTAGGGAACATGGACCGGGGATAAGAAGAGCTTATACATACAAAGCTTTAAATAAATTAATTCAAGGATCAGCTGCAGACATGACTAAGAAAGCAATGTTAGAATTATACAAAGAAGGAATTTTAGCACACATACAAATTCATGATGAGTTAGATTTATCTGTTGAATCAGACGCACAGGCAAAAAAGATAATTGAAATTATGGAAAATGCCGTTAGTCTGGAAGTTCCCAATAAAGTTGATTATGAGACAGGTAAAACTTGGGGTGATATTTATGATAAGGATTAACCATGGCTTATTTAAATGCAAACATACCAGTAGAATATGCACAAATTCGTAGAGAATATTTATTTGATCTTAAAAAACATCATGGAGAAGTTGAAGATTGTATTATCTTTGGTATGTCAGCCATCACAGGTAAAGCAATTCTTTGGCACGCGATTATGGAAAATGGTGCAATCTTTTACAGATTACCTATCACAGCTTTTATTCAACGCGGATTTAAGGTTGAGGACGTACCTAAACGTAGACTTGATGAGCTTCAGCTTTGGAATTGTTTTAGTTATTATCCTGCTATTACTTCTTGGGACATCTTAGATGGACAAGCAGGTAAGTATATAGGCAAAGATAAAAAATGGCACCCAGGTAAATATTTATTTACTGTTGACTTTGCTCACCCAGAATCTAATATAGTAGACACTGATCACTCTGAGATCCCGCACGAACATAAGTGCGCACATATCATAGCCCTTGATGATGGTAACTATGCAGCACAACCAAACAATAGATGTATATGGGATATACCATCTTTTACTGTTAAAGATGAAATTCCTAAATGGAAAGTGCAAACTAACGAATGGAATGTAGAAAATACCAGTCAGTGGAAAACAGAGGATACTGATAATTTTTTCTACGAAATTGAGGAGAAAAAAAATGATTGAAAAATGTAAAAAAATTTGTTGTAGAATCATAGATAAAATTAAAAACACATGGAACAAAATTGTTGCATGGCTTTTTAGTTGGCAAAAATAATGTCTAAAAAACCACTTAACATTTCTGAAGAAGCAGCTGTGCAAATGCCGATGAAGACGGTTGCCAGTCTAATAATTATTGTAGCACTTGGCACGATGGGTTATTTTCAAATTATAGAACGTCTTAATGTTGCAGACACTCGTATACAAATAATGGAAAAGGACCTAGAAGAAAACACAGAGTTTAGAATTAAATGGCCACGTGGACAACTTGGTTCACTTCCCGCGGACTCTGAGCAATTCATGATGATCGAGGATCTTTATAAGACTACAGACAAATTAAACAAACACATAGAATCAATGGCGTTAAACAAAGTAAACATAGAATTTTTAAGAAAACAAATGGACAAAGTATTGGTTGATATTGAAAAGCTAAAAGATGCAAATAGAGAAATGAAATACACAAATGGTAACTCACAATGATAGAAGCTGTA